CACTATGTTGCTTGGGGTTTCTTATTTGCCTTAGAAACTGCCTTACGTCGTGGTGAGCTGATTTCACTAGAAAAGAAGGATGTGCATGAACGTCATATTCATCTGCCTAAAACAAAAAATGGTGAACCGCGCAATGTACCTTTGTCTGAAGAAGCCAGGGCACTACTCGATTTAATTAAACATGATGGAAAGAAAGTTATTCCACAGACTGAAAATGCCTTTCGGTTGATGTGGGAAAAGAGAAAAGCAGCGATTGGTCTGAATGGTTTGCACTTTCATGATACGCGCCATGAGGCGATTACGCGTATGGTACGGGTGCGTAAATTGCCAGTAGAGATTTTAGCGAAAATTACTGGCCATAAGAAAATTGAAGTCTTGGTAAATACTTACTACAACCCAAATGCTGAAGATTTGGTGGAAGCATTTAATCGAGAAAATTAAACCCGCACAAGGCGGGTATTTTTAATTCTTTTACTTAGTTTTTTCTACGGTTATGGGTGCGTGTGTTCTTGGTGAGCATGGCATCTGCCATTTCTGGATCGTATAAATGTTTCCCACAAGTTCCCTGGTTAATAGTGGCCAGTTTGGTTCTAACGGTCGTGTTAGATAAACCATACTTTTTAGCAAGTTCTGATGCCGACACGAGTTTACGTTTACCCAAATTTAATGCAGTCACTTTGCCACCAAAAAGCTTTTGCCCCAATAAAATTTCAGGTGCTCGGTCGGCTTCAACCGTAATCACATACTCAGCCATTTATGCCTCCCTGTTTTTCTATTGCGTGAAATTGTGCATGAGTTAAGTCTATAGATTTACTGTTGTTTTGTATTTTCATGAGTTTGGGCTTCCTGAAATGGCAGGATTTTGGAATATCCAACAACGAACGGTATGTTCGCGTAAGGTTTTGTCCTCCAGGGCATTCTTAACTTCATCTGCTGGATAACGGTGGCTTTTAACTACTCGGCTCTTGTCGACAAATTTATAGCGTCGGCTGGCGGTTAAAAGATTCTTCATTTCTTTAATGTCTGGGAGCTGCTGATAGTTCTTCGCAGCGACTTTGTAGACTTCGTTCAAGTTGATGGCAATTTGATGTGCGTCATGGTCAAAATGGTTAATAGAAAACTCGGTAGACCGGCTTGAATTGAGGTATTCGTAAACGTCCCAAAATTGCTCCACCAATGGATGGTCACCATTGAGCTGTTTCACACGTTCATGCGCCATATCGAGTAGCATGTCTTGGGCTGCACAGACTTCTTCAAGGTCAATGACGTCATGCAAAATGTGTTTGGCCACAGCATCTATGAGTGCCGAAACCTGTGCATGGCAAAGGGCAATACGTGTATGGGTAATGCCATTGTTATGAAACTCTTTTTCGGTTTGCTCTAGTTTTTCGGCATAGGTTTTAAGAAAGGCGTCCTCATGACGGAGGCAATGGGTCATGTAGGTGCAAAGTACGTGTCAGAATTGCTTCAGATGCCTGAATAGCGGTGTTTTGGCTAATCATGATTGCACCACGAAACGGAGGCTCATAGGTCTCATTTCCTGCGGTTTTTAAGCCTTTTGAGCGAATTGCACGGCCGTTATAGGCGTCTTTTAATTCATCCCATGAAAACTTAGGCTTACCCACAGAATTACCGTTTTGGTCGTTACGGTCGCCCTCAATGAGTACGACAGGTAAGTTTGAGATTTGAGCAAAGTTACGATACACCGCAACATTGGTCGATTTGTTTGCATCGAAACCTTCATAGTCTGGTCGACCTGAAAGTTTCCACATAAATTCGATTAAACGTGACTTACCTGCACCCGCTTCACCGACGATTTCTATAAAGGGGAAAGAGCTGTGCATAGTGCGGATTTGCTCGGCAAAATATGAGCCTGTCCACCATGCTAAAGCGACCAGACCTTTGGCACCACGCACGCGGTAGAAGTCTTTCCACCATGTCGGTTTAAATGTGGACTTTGGGTTTAACTGAACATTTGGACTGTTGGCCAAGGTTTTTAATTCGATACGTCCGACTTTGTAGAAGTCATGGTCATTTATGTCGATGACATGTCCTTTATAAACCGCGTGTTTGTTGAAAATATAGGCCTGATATTCTTTGCTGTAGCCAATAAAGTCGATGGTTTTAACTTCACGTAAACGCTCGGTTTGATTTTTCATGAAGGTGAGTAGTTGATGGTCATTCCCCGTCCACCATGCACCTACCTGGACCGACAATAAACGCGGGGCAAACTTACCCCGTGCGGAAATTTGGTCTGCGGTAAAGGTCGCTTTGGCCTCGCTCTCCGGGTTTAAAATTTGGAAGTAGTACCAGGACTCATCGGTTATTTCATTCCGCTGAAAATACAGAGGGTTGAGCTGTCGATTACAGATTTCGGAAACCGCAGCACACTGCTGGAGTGCGAGCTCTCGTTTTTGGTTATCGAGAAGTAAATCGCGCTCTGGATCTGCCTCGATGCGTTCCAGTTCTTTAGTGTATTTGTCCATGTCGAGATTAAACCAGTACAAGCGGAAGTTATGAATAAACCAAAAGGTTTTTCTACGAGCATCTTTATAGTTATAGATGAGTAGACCTGCTTGCTCAGGTGATTCAGCTATGTGCAGTTCGCCATAATGTTTGTACTGGTCACGGTATTCGGAGTGCAGTTGGTCGCGTTGGTAGAGGTCGTTCCAGTCTAACTGACCAGATGGCAGGGCTGCGGTGGAGTTCCACTTTTCCTGTAATGCACGGAGGTGAAACTTCTTAATGGCTTTTTTGCCCGCTTTGTCGTTATCAAAAGCCCAACGTAGGCGCGGTCGGTCTTTTTTAAGTTCGATACAACGGTCGGTAATTTGCTTGAGAATGAGGCTTGGATAGTTTGAGGTCGAAAGCGTAGCAATACTTGGTTGTTTGCTAAAACTCAGGGCAATTGCGTTAAAAATACCTTCTGTAATCCAAATAGACTGTGCATTACACAGGGTGTCGAGCTGTTCTAACGTCCATGCATGTCCTTCGTACTTACCAATAAAGTTTGCTTTTTGACGTCCGAAGCGCTCTGGACGGTCGATAAAGCGTTCCCAATAAATACCACTTGCCAGTTTAAAGCGAATGGTTGCGGTGACTTCGTTTGGGTATTTGAGGTCGTTTCTAAAGAGTTCCTGCGTGTACAGACCTTTGAGCATGTTTGGGTCGAAACCACGGGCATGGAGTAGGTAGGCATCTGCTGCGGCATTTGGATTTTCTTTGGTACGCGGAAAGTCTTTTGACCAGTCTTTAAAAAGGTCTTCGCAGATTTCTTTGACGTGTTCTTCATATCCGCATTTGTTTAAGCGGGCGCACTTGACCACACGCGGGTTGACTGCATGTGTGTAGAGTTCTTTTTTACCGCAGTTCGGGCAGATGCCTTGACGATACCATTCTCCAACGCGTTTAAAGCTGAAGAGCTGATTCAGTTTTTCGTCTATGAGAACGTGAATATTTGACATTTAGACCCACTAAAATTTAACGGCTTAACTGTTTGAGTTTGTGTATTTTTTTGCATTTTTGTAGCAATGCGATGTTTATTAAAATGCTTTCATTACAATTGCGCATCGCTTGGAGGGTCTTGTAGTTCGGGATGATGTTTCACCATAAAGTCACGGATATAGATGGCAATTTTGGTGTCATTTTCGAATGCAATTTTCTTGAGGGCTTTTAACTGTTTTTTCGTCCAACGCACTTGGGTTAGTTCGGTGTGTTTTGGTTTTGTTTGAATGTTTGTTGAAGTCATGCGAAAATCACCATAAATCGTACTTAGATACTTAGTGTTTCTAAATTTAGTACTATTTATGATGCTTTATAAGTGCTTTTTTAGGAAAAAGTATGAAAAATGATGATTTAAATACTCGCGGTACACGTTTGCGAGATGAACGGAAGCGTTTGGGGATACAAACTCAAGAAGAACTTGCGGAAATACTTGGGGTAAAAAAGAACTCTATTGGACGTTTTGAGAAGCACAATGAGCCGCTGAATACTGACTATTTAGACAAGCTCGAAGCTCACGGGTTTAATATTCATTTTATTTTATGGGGTGAACAACCTGTAAAAAGTGGGGAGCTCTCTGAGGCTGAAGTAAAGCTAATAGAGCTGTACCGTCAGACGCGTGAAGAAATGCGTGGGGGATTAGTTTCACTTATTGAAACTTATGCGAATCAATTTAAATAATTTTTAAATCACTAATAAATATGTCAATAATTTTACAAGTATCTGCGTGGGTAATTTTAGCAGTTGGTTTTTTTGCACTGGGTCATAAGTTTTTTCCAAATTTAAAAAATTGGTTTACTACAGGAAAAGTTAGCTATGTTTGGTTAATTTCAATCACTTTAGGTTTGTTTGTATTGCTGACATATCCAATTTTTTTCAATTGGTGGGCAGTAAATTTCTGGAATGTTCCTGAAAATGAACTTACAGATTTTACTAAATTAGGACCACTTGGTGATATTTATGGAAGTTTGAATACAATAGTTTCATCTATTGCATTATGTGCAATTGCATTCACTACTTATCTTCAAGTTATTTCCTTAAAGGAAACAAGAAAAATTACTACTGAGCAAATGGATGAATCTAGAAATGCAATTTTTGCGACTAAATTTTATGCATTACTTAACTACAAAGATGAGAAGTTAAAAACACTAAGTGTAAAGAGAGATGGGATTGAATATTTTGGATGTCAAATTTTTGATTTTTATTTTTGTTACTTTGATAACCTCTTTAAAAAAGAGTGGAAGGAATTAACTACATATATTGAGCAGGATATATATTCCCACATAAGAAAGTGTGATTTAGAAGTAAACGATGGAAAAGAATTTTCTGATTGGTATGCACATTTTTTACAAATAGCTAATTTAATTGATTTTATTAATACAAGCGATTTAACAGAGAAAGATAAAGACTTTTATTTTAATGTATTACGCTCGTCAATGACGATGAGAGAGCAAATAACTTTATTTTGGATTGCACCTGTAACACCTCAAGTTTACGCTAAGTTAAAAAATGGCAGAATATTTAATCTATTTTTTAACAAAAAACTCGTTCACTATGGAATACAGTTTTACCAAGATAAAAATTTTGAATCTTTTAATTGGCAAAAAGTATTCGATGAAAAAAAAGAAACCCTAGCCTAAGCTAGGGTTTTCCTCATTTATTCTTTACCGCCTTTGAGATTTGGGCGACTTGATAGTGAAGTGTGTTGAATAGAGCCGTTAATTCTTCACCCGTGAGTGGGTGGTCTAAATGCATTTTTGTGAGTGCGGAAAGCATTAGTTCTAAGTTTTCAATTGGGAATTTAACTTCTTCCAGTATTTGTTCGGCAGTCATGTCTTTATGGCTGTTAATTTCTATTGTTGAGTGCATTGCTCCCCCTGTCTATTGATCATGGGTATATTTTCTAAAATATCTTTAACAAAATATAGGGTAGTGCGACTTTCAGTGTCGCACTACTTACTGATTTTATGACGTTTTTAGTACGACTTTAGGCGAAGCCTTGAGCTTGGTTTAGTCGTGTTTTGGGTGGGTACACTCATGATCAGCTCCCCATAAATAAAATAGAAAAGGTCATGACAGCCATGCTTAGAAATACTGTGGCATCGACAAAGTTTTTGAGGAGTTTTTGCTGTTTGAGTTTTCTTTGACGCTCGAGATATGCCTCTAGGTCATAGATAGGGGAATGTTCTTTTACTTTTTTTGAAGTGTGCGAATGCATTGAAGCGAATGTTTTCATTGGCTTGTTCCTGTTAGTCAAGTTTTAAACCTGACACCAACACTTTCCACGGTATTGGTGACAGACTGAATAGGGGTGGAAATACCGTACTAACAGGTAACGGCCAGCCGAAGCTGCCCTATCCAGCCTGCCATAAAAGGCACAGCCGAATTTTACGCAAAAAAATAGCCGCATGGGCGGACTTTTTACGCCTGTTAGTGTTTTTAGGTTTCCACGCCTAACCACAGATTTTGCTGTGGTAAATTTAGAGTAGCTTAGATACTATATGCGCGTCAATACTTTATAAAAAATTGTGATTTGGGTGGGGGTTTGGGGATGGGTGAGGAATTAAATTTAAGCTGTCATAATGATACTGAACGCTTCAATAAAATAAAGTCAGAACTTTCATCTTTGAAAGATTTAATATCTAAAACACTAGATAAAGTTTGTGTTCCTATTGATCAAGCAGGATATTTTGAAAAATTATTAATAGATATAGACGAGAAATTTAATGAAATTTTTGATTATATTGAAAGACTTAATGTAATTTCAAAAACACTTGAGATTGAAATTGAAAATCTTATTTCCTTAAGTGGAGAGGAGATAAAAAATATAAGTGATTTTAATCATTTTAAGGCTTTCATTCTTGAATTTAAAGTCAAAATTTTAGTTTTAGCTAGAAGTGTTTTGAAAGACTTTCAAATTCAGACATATAAGGATTATAAGGGGAAGTCAGAAGAGCTTGTTGACGTGTTAAAGTCAAAAGAGGAGATGCTAAGTCTTAAAATTAATCATCTTAATACATTGATAGATGATCAGAAAAATATTAAAGTCCATAAAATTTTTGAAGATGATTCAACAAAATTTAGATTAATAGCACGCTTCTATGAATTTGCATTTTATTCAATAGTGGGTGTATTGATACTCTATTTTTTAGGCTTAACATTTTATGTAAATAATTTTAATTTTTTATTTATTGAAGCCGATTTTCCAGAAAAAATTCATGGCAAACTTTCGCCAGAGTTTTATATTCAAAAAGTATCCCTGCTAGTACTTTCTACAACACTTGCGGCATTTCTTTTAAAACGTTCGTTTATGAACCGTCGTTTGGCTGATGATGCCTACCGCACAGCTAAAGAGTTAGATGCACTTCCACGATATATGGAAGGTATGCCTGAAGAAATGAAAGAAAAAATTCGCTTTGACCTTGCTTATAAGTACTTTGGTAATAGTATTCACCACGAAAGTTATACAGGTGGTGAGAACTTGATGCATGAAAACATTAAAGCTAATACAGACTTTATTAAAGCAGTGAAGGATTTGTCGCCAAAGGCAGAAGCACCAAAGGATGATAAATCACCGAAAGATGCGGCTTGATATTTTATATTTAGTGTTTGTAACTGATTTTATTATAGAAAAATTTTTAGCTTAGATGCTATACGAACTTCAATATTTTAAAGAATGTGACTTAAGTTGAATTTAACATGATAATAGATGAACCAATAAAGAATTTAATTCGTAATACTAGTAGCGATAATCAGAAACTAATAGAAAGAATTAAAGATGATAATATGAAGATAAAATCAAAAATTACTGTTGAAATTGAAAAGGTGATAGATTACTTAGAGGAATTAAAAGACGGTAAGCATATTGATTATCAAGCCAGTGATAAATATCCTGATTTGTTTGATCTTAATAAACACTTGATAGGTGGATGCGTCAGGCAAGCCGCAAGGTTAAAAAGTATAATTGAAAGTATTGAAACAGATAGTGAAAACTTAGATTATTTATTTTCAATATCCCTTCCTTTAAAAACTGTAATCAAGGAGTATGATGAGGAAAATTACTATTTAATGCCAAATGATTTGGCTGTAACGAATGCTAGTTTATTTTCTATGGAATCATTTATCACAGCATTAAAACGTGAAAAAGATAATTACAGTCGAGTAATAACAGATGAAATTAGAAATATAATATTACATGCTGATGATGAAATAAGTAGATTTCGTCGTATTAGAAATATAGCAGGGCAGAGTAAAACTTGAAGTGCGACATAAACCACCTAATTAATTTAAAGGGTTTATGGAGTATATAAAATTGTCATACCATCATCTTAACTTTGAA